TATTAGCACTAGTATTAGCAGTATTTATATTAGCATTAGCAGCTTCTAAAGCAGTAGGGTCTATGTGAGGGCCTCCGTGATTAAATACACTAGGCTGTACATGATTCTTATCGTAGCTTTTGTTTACTCGAAGAGTACTTCCTTTGTAAGGATAATAAGGAGCTGATGGATATTTAGGTCCTCCGTGCGCATGTTTTACTTTTTTAGGATTACCTTTAATACTAACTTTCTGATTACCAGGAGTTTTTGCAAATTCACCAGAAGCATGGCCATATGCTAACCAAGACTTATATGCTTTATTTGATTTAAAATTCTTTGCCATTAGTAAACCTGTATATCGTAGTGAGACATTATTCTGTTAAGAATTAATTCTTTGTTATACGTATTATCATAGTATAAAGTTAAGGTAAAAAAAGTACTTCTCAAACGTCCTCTCTTAGAAGTAGATAATTGATCTCTAGGAATCTTTAATCTCCACTTATCAAATCTACGTTTTACATTGGCTGCTGAGTAAGCAACTTTGTTAGTATCTTGATATTGAGTCTGTACTCTAAAAGCAGTAATAGTTTTAGTTCTATCAATTGCTTTACCTTTATCTCTAACTGTAGAATTAAATTCTAAGAATCTCAATATTTTATTTATATCTGCATTTGGATTAATGACTAACTTAACATATGATTCTGAAACTGTTCCATAAAATTCTCCAAAGTTTCCTTTATTATGTATAAAGACATTTGCTTTAGAACTAGGATTAGGAGATAATAATATATTACCATTCTCTAAGTATGTTGAAGGGACAGCAGAGTATAATGAAGAAAATGATTGTGATAGTTCATCGAATACTAAAGTAGTATTATTTCTTGTAGTTAATTGTGCGATAAACTCTAGGTTTGTTATTTGTGTACAATTAGTTGATACTAATGCTATATTATTTACAAGATTTGTAGTAGTAGTAAATTCAGTATTAACTTGAAAATAAAAAGTATCAGGACCTGCAATATAATAAACATATTCTCCAGGATAATAAGTAAAGACTCTATTATCAACTAATCTTAAAGTATACCTACCATGAAAACTAAAGAGCACTTCATCGTTTATCATGTCTCTGGCCATTGTAATTCCTTTGCCTAAGATAGGATTATCTCCTCCATTTTCTTTTCTAAGAAGCACATCACCATTTATTGTATTTAAAAATGAATGCATTCCTTTTATTTCTGATAAAGGATTATTGCCTTCTCCTACTCTAAATATTTTACTGTGAGTAGCATCGTAATAATAAATACCTGTATCAGTAGTTTTTACTCCCCATTGGTGTATAGAACCATTTTCTGTGCTAAGGTATTGGTGGTGTGCGAATCCTTGTCCTGAACCTAATTCTGTAGGTATACCATCAGTAGTTGTAGTAACAGCTCTAGGATTAATGCTATAAGCTCCTACACCATTATCTTGAAAGAAGTATACTTCATCTTTCCAGTTTACTATTTTATTAATAGGACCGTGGTCTGCTTCGACATCGTAATAATTATTAGAACGAAAGATTGTCCAAGAGTCAAGAAACTCTCCATTTATTTTTACATCAGAAAGATATCCTCTAATATCATCAGTAACTGTTTTAGTTCCACTAGCAATAGTATCAGGCTTTACAAAAAATCCTATTCCCGAAGAATTAGTTTCTATAGAATATACAGGATTGTAAGCATCTTTATAAGCATTTAATATTTTAGCATTAGTAGTACTTCCTCCGACATTACTTAAATTTTGTTCTTCTTGTCTTAAATATCCTCTTATTTCTGTTATCCCTCCTACTACCCAATATTGCTCACTGTTTGTTTTATAAGTTGCTCCATATGCTAAATCAGTATTTACTTGTGTTTCTACAGGAAGTGTTTTTGTAGAAGCATTTTGTGATTTAAATTTCATATCAGTAGCAGCATCACTAAATGGAGTACTATCTAATAAAATACTTATATCCTGTAAATTAAACATACTTATAAAAGTATCTCCTCCAAAAACTTTAGGATTTAATTGTGCTTTATCTATAACAGGAGAACAAGGAAAGAAAATATTATTTTCTAAAGCTGATTGAGAATATCCTCCATAAATTTCTCTTTTAAATGATATTAAATCTACTACAGGGCTTTGTCTTAAAAAAGCATTTAGTCCTGGGGCAGGATCTGGAGTTTGAGGATATACATAACCAATTCTATTAGGAACTATAGCTGTAGAACCTTTTACATCAAAAGTAGTTGTTGTGCTGTATTTACTAGGAGCTGCTCCTGTATAAGGATCATTTTTAATATTGGTTATAGCTGTTATTAATCCTGAAGTTCCTCTACTTAAACGAGTTCCATTTACATTTCCAGGATTATTTAAACGAGTTCCAGGTGCAGCAGGTGGATAGATGGCTGGAGGAGTAATAATAAAAGGAAGAGGAGCGTCTAAATTTACTACTACATTTCTTAAATATTTAACATTAGGAGAATTTGTAGTATCTACTAAAGGTCCATATGTTTTTAAAGCTATTGCTTCTTGACCAGTAGTAATGCCTGCATCAATTCGTTCTGCTGTAGTAAATACTTGACTATCTACAAATTTAAAATATTCTATTCCTCTATAAGGTACTGGATAATTAGTAGGACCTGCTCCTCCATTATATACTCCTAAAGAAGTTTTAGCAATAGGAGAAGTTTGTTTAGGTTTAAAAAAAGATTTTGTAATTTCTTCTCCTAATTCATCCCCTAAAGGAGTACTGGTTATAGAAACTCTTGTTTCATAACTATTAGTTCCCCCTCCTATAGGAAAGTTATCATATACTCCTGTAATTAATAATCCTAAATCTCCTGAAGCTGTAGACTTATTAAAATCATAAGAAATTTCTGGAGAATAAAATTGTAAAAAATTTCCCATTACAGCATAATCACCAGCTGTTCCTGGAGTAACGGCTTGTCTATTTTCATTATAAATATTATTCAAAGTATCCCAACCACAATTTTCAACTCCATTACTAGTTATTGACATATGAAGTACATTATTATTTCCAGATACTTGAAAATCATAACCGTCAGTGGCAACTGGTGCATCTATAGGAAAATCAGTAAAACTTTTTACTATACCAGATTGTACTCTACGTTTATCGTTATTAGTTCTAGGAACTCTTACTATTTGATAAGACTCTATTTGAGATAATAAAATAGGACAAGAAGTAAAATCTAAAGTCATTTCTATTCCTAAATCACATCCATAAGTATTATGAAATAAAGTGCTAGTATCTGAAGTATCTCCATCTACTGCTACTGGAAAATAATCTAAATTAACAGCTCCTCCTTCTTGATTAGCTACAACAGTAGTACTGTCATCTACATCAGATATATCAGGAAATTTAATATCTCCTATATATTCTACAAAAGAAGCTTCTCCTTTTTTATTATAAAATACTATACCAAAACGATATGTTTCTCCTCGTTTGTATCCTCTTACTAACCCGCTTTTATATGGAGATGCGTGTGAAGTAAAACTTTTATTAATATGACTATAACCATCATTTAAATTAATAGTTTCAGGATTACCGTTATTTAAACTAGCATATCCAGCTTCTTTTACAAGTTCTTCTCCATTATAGTCATCAATAATTTGACGATTAATTGTAAACTTATATTTTAGATTTGGAGTACCTCCATCAGCTTGTCCTCCTAAAGTAGTACCATTAGATTGATATTTATACTGCTCACTTTCGTGCCATATTCCTTCCCAATGTCTGTCTAAATTATATTGTAAATTAAATTCAACATTTTCACTTCCAGGAGGCCCTGGAGGTATTATAGGAGTTAATGCATTATTATATCTATAAGTTTTAAGATCTAATGTTTCTCCTGGTCCTAATAAATCTTTTACATCAAAGCTACTTGATTTAATATTAGCTACTACTAAAGAATTATCTTTAGGAACCATTGTCTTTACTGTTTTGAAAGGATATACTTTAATAGCAAATTCTGTAGTAGTAATTGTAGTAATAGTGTTTTCTGCTCCAGTATAAATAAATTTAGTAGTTCCACTACTATCTAAATTAATTGTTTCTACTGAAGTAATTTCTGGAGTACCTGAAAGAGTTTCATAGAATAAAGCAATAAGTTCTATTTTTTTAAAAATAGTATTATAAGCACTAGTAGCTATTGTTATTTCTATACTTTTAAAAGTGTTAGTACTTTGAGGGTCTCCCATATATAAAGGAGTAACTGCTGTAGTATCAGGGTCTAAAACTAAATGATTTAAATTTCCAGGAGGAGATATTAAAGTTTGTTTTCCGTCCTCTGTAATTAGTCTATAAGCAAATTGATAGGAACCTGTTAGTAATTGGCCTCCCGAAGTTATGTTAGTGGTAAGTGGTTGAGTATAATCTACGTCAGGAAATATATCTATACTTCCTAAAGGAGTAGTTATAGGCGTAGCAGCACTTCCTGCATTAATAACACTTGCTATGTCTAAAGACCTCATAAACTCTGTATAGTCTGTCCAATAAATTCTTTGAGTAGCATTATTTTCAAAACGTCCTACTGCTTCTATAGGATTTGCTTTTTTAAAGTTAAGCCCCGCATTGAAATAAACTAATACTGGATCTCCTGCAACATTAGGAACTACTATTGGAGTATTTATTTCTCTACTTTTTTCATCATATGATATATAATATATCCAACCATTTGTACCGGTATCATCTGCACAAAAAAGTATAATGTAATTTCTTAAAACACAATGGCCTATTATTTCTTTAGTTCCTGAAGCTCCTGTCTGGTCTATAGAAAAAGATTCAGAGTTTCCTTCAATGTTAGTAATAGCTCCATTAGATTCTCCATCAGAAGTGCTTATTCTTACATCTAAAGCATCTATATACATATTAGGTTGTATACTATCAAAAGCAGTGTCTTGATTTAATCCACCATATGTATTAATATGTTGTTGTGTAGGCATTAAAGAGTTGTAAATGTTGTTTGATTACCGTAACTAGTTCCTGTTGCTGTAGTAGCAAATGTTCTAACATAATAAGTTGTTCCTGTTGTTAATCCTGTTAGGTTAGTAGTGTACGAACCTGGAGCACTAATAGCTCCTAAAGCTGATACAGAATTAGATGTAGTAGGATTCGGAAGCGTAGACCAACAATTTCCATGATTAGTAATAGCAGCTGAACCATAAGAAGTAAGTTGACTAGTTACTGAAGCACTTGTTGTTGTTATCAGTGTAGCTACTCCTGTAACTAATACAGGAAGCACATTAGGATTATTTGAAGCTCTATTACTTAAACTCTGCACTCCTGTACTATTAGGAGTATCATTAAGAGGTGCTCCTGCTTTAGGTCTAAAATAACGCTGTTCAGGTAGCTGCATATTAGCAAAAAACGAAGCGTGGTCTTGTATACTAGGAATAGTTCTAACATGTTGATTTTTAAAGGACTCAGCATCATCTACACCGTTCCATTGTTTAGAGAAATTAACTGCTTGGGCAAAATACCACTCTTTGTCTCTCTCTATAATTTGATACTTATCTCCTCGTATTTCGTCACGAAGCCAAAGCTTCTTTGCTATCTTATATGCTATGTAATGGGCAGCTGCCTCTAACCATTGTTGTTCTGCAGGAATAGTAGGATATCCACAATCATCTGTTGGTATTGCTTCATAAGATATTGCTATCATTCCTTTACTGAAAGAAGGAAATATAAATCCTTGGCCAACAGTATATGTGTTAGCAGATTCTGTAGTATAATCTCTAGAATCTTTATGGTATCTCATATGAAAATTATCAGTAGACCATCTCATCGGTAACATACGTCCTTTTCCGCATTCAGCATCCTCTATACTAGCTGCTCCAGAAACTTCAACAGTTTGTTTAATTTTGTGAAGGTCAATAGGCAAGTTTGCTCTACCATCACAAACTTCTAAATATGATATTTTATCTTCCATAGTAATTCCAGAGTTAGTATGAGCCATAAACTCTGCTAACCATTCTAGAACTTCTTCGTCATTAATATCATACTTGAAGCCAAAGTCTCTAAAGACCTTGTCTACTATAGTAAGATATGATACTGTATTTCCTGAGTACATTTGTTATCCTTTTAAATAAGCTGCTAGTTTTTCTACGATAGACTTTTCTTCCATAGGATTATCCTCATGAATAGATTTAGTACTTTCGTATTTCCAACTATCTCCGTCTTTCATAGACTTGTCTATACATTTAATATAGCCATTAGATACTTTTTCTACTTTAGTACAAATATAGCCTCCATCTTCTAACTCTATTTTTTTAGTCCAGGTTACTGCTCCTTTGTCATCTGTTTCTTCTGTAAATTCATCCATAATAATATGTTTTTCTTTGCGGGTCAGTAACTACTTCTTTAATTAGTCTAGAATATTGTCTTGACGGAGTAAAAGTATAGAACCTGTGGTACTTTACTGTAGACGTAGTCGTGTCCCAATGGTGTTTATAAAATTCTTGATTAGTATGTTCATTCATAAAATAAACAACTTTTTTATTTTTTAATGCAACTATTTCATCTCTTGTTAAGTCTTTATACTGAGCTTCCCACTTTTTCCAAGTAGCATCCCAGTTTACTTTTAATGATTTTTGTAATTTTCCTTCTTTATTAAAGAAGTTAAGTTTTTTAGCCTGTACTCTAAGATATCCTAAACATCCTAGTTTTAATTGTAGGTTTTCTTTTACAATAGCTTCACTAAAAGCAACAAGTAAATCTTTTAAAAAAGCATCATATGCTTTTCTAGAAAGCTTGTTAAGCTTAGCATGTTTATTATAAAAAGAATAAAAGTGTCTTTTAATAACGTTTCCGTTAGTTTTGCCACTGCCTCTTTTTAAATAGTTATTGTTTTCTTGCTTGTCCACCTAAATCTGTTTTATTGTCTTTAGCATCATTCTCATTATCCTGAGGAATCTGCTGTTTCTGTATTAATTGTTGTACAATCTGAGGTTTAATATATGCCCACATCCACTGATTAAGAGGATATATAGTATATGGACTCCAGCATGCTTTTCCTGAACAATCTGTAAATTCTCCTAGTTTTGAAGGGTCTTCGAAAAGGCCTCTTACATTAATATATTTAACAATCTTCATTGAAGGATCTTTACTAATCACATATACGTAATTATCATAAAGAAAAGCATATACAGCATTTCTAGTAGTTCTACCATTACCTGCATAAGGAACTCTATTGTAGTCTATCATAGTAAACCTCTTCTTAGTAATATCTATAGGACCTATTGAAGTAATGCCTTTTCTAAAATAGAACTCTATAGTATTAGGTATTTGCTTCTTGCTTCTAAGAATCTTACAGTTTAAAGGAATAGATAAATCACAACATACGTGTGGGTCTACTAGTTCCATTTCTAAACATCCTATTTCTTGTTGTATATTAGGGTCTATGGTTCTAGACTTGTTGTACTCGTTTCTTAACCATAGTGCTCTCTGCTCATTGATGAGGTCTGTATAGTATAAATCATCGAATACAGAATCTGAAGAGTTAGTATTTAACGCTTCATCTAATTGGCTCTGTAAATCTATAAGTGGTAGCATAATGCAAATATAATTAATCTTTATTAGTTTTTTTAAAATAAATTCGTTATTCTAGCGACTTGTCCAAATTTAGGATGATGCACATATCCCTCGATGGCAGCATTGTTACTAGAAGTGTATCCCATCTTGTGATGCCAAACATCGCTTCCCGAAGGGCTACGAAGAGACTCAATAGAAAGTCCTGGATAATCTTTAGCTATTTTATGATGTACATGATGTGTGAACATATATCTATATTTACAACTAGACCAATCTTTAGCCTCGTCTGCCATTAAATACGGTAAAGTATCCATTTTAGTTCCATCTCCGTGACAACTGCCGATAAGATTTGCTCCATAGGTAAAATATTTACGGTATTGTAAAGAAGAATCTATTTTAACATTCTTGTGGTTTTTAAAGTATACCTTAATAATATCGGCCAAGAAAAAAGAGCTCATGTAATCATGGTTACTAGGATTATACATTATATAAACATCTGCTATATTAACTAGATAGTCTATAATATCTACATATAACTTTTTAGCTAGTAAGAAGTTATCGTACCACATACCGTCTACATCTTGACGAGTGCCTCGAGTGGTAGTGTTGTTAGGACCATCGACATGTAAAATATCGTTTCCTAGTATTAGTACTATTCTATCAAAGTTAAAACCTGCAGTTTTATTTAATATTCCTGATACGCCTTCTAAGGTCCTTTGTACTGCTATTTGGCTGTTATACTCTTTTCCTGATACTAAACTTGTGCAAAGCTTCCCTATGTGTACATCAGCAGGGTCTAGTATTAATAAATGTGGATCAGAAGATTGCTTTCTTTTAATCTTAGAAAAAACAGGACTATATTCTGCTAATTCTTTAATAAGCTCTTCTTTAAACTTATCATACTCTTCTTTTTGATAATGAGGATTTTTAAAAAATAAAGATGCTTTTTTTGACTTTATCCAACCATGTTTTATACTATTAGGGTTTATTCCTGCAGCTACAGCTTCATCTCTAATTCTTCGATATTCTAAAACAATTTCTGCTTCATCAGGCTTAAGACGAAATTTTGGATTTCCTGGAGCTTTTTCTTTATATCTATTATTGTAGTTTTTATTTGAATCTCCGCTCATTTTGTAAAATTTTTATAAATGATTAAACCCACGAATAATGCTAATATAATATATATTAATGTTTCATATTTTTCCCACCAGCTAAGCTCTTTGTAAATGACTTTCTCAACTTGTACAATTTTCTCCTGTATAATCGTATCTCCGAGGCATATATATTCGTGGTGTATTTCTCTGGTAAGTGTGTCATAAAAATATTTTAATATAACTTTTTCATTATTAACTACAGTAGTACTATCATGAAACTGAAAAATAGTAGTAGTATCATGAGAATAGTCTTCTATGACTATAGTATCTCTAATTACAATTGTATCTAGCTGTACTAAGGTAGGATGTTTTTTTATTAACTTGTTAAGTCTTTTTTGTGGAGAACAGCTGACTAATAGTATAATTAAGAAGAAACTTTTGATAAAGCTTTTTTTAACCATTCTTTTGTTTCTGATCCTTTAAATAAAAATAATGCTAAACTAACTACTAAAATTGTAACAAAACTTGCTAAAGTTTCATCATCTCTATAGTACATAACTACATTAACTATTAATAATATTATTCCTATAATATTAGTTATTATGTTTTTTGTTTTACTACTCATTTTTCTTTTTTTTATTTTGTTGTATTATCCCACCTAGCCTTAGTACCTCTACGGTCATAGTGGGTAAATGTGTTGTATCTTCCAAGACCTCCTTCTTCAATAGCTCCTATCCTAATTAAACCCTCAATAACATCTGCTAACTGACTAGGAGTGTAATTATGTGCAACCAGGTCACTTGCGTTTCCAGTAAGATGCTGTGATTGGGATACTCCCCCAACCTTTGAATTGTAGCTAGGGCATCTGTACCCTGAGTTTATCTTTATAGATTCATTTAAGAAGTCTCTAATTGTCTGTAAATTTTGTGCGTGTACCTCTACGTTGTCAAACACATCCTCTGGCATGTCGCACCCACTGTTGCAATCAAATTCTGATTTGCTAAAATTTTTTGTTAAATCGCCCATTATTTTAATTTTTAATTATTCTTCTGGTATTGGCTCTGACCAAGCTGGTGTTGCAAGTAGAGCTAACGCCTCTTCGTGATTTAATGTTTGTATTGGAACTAATCTACCATTTGTAATAAATGAAGGTTCTACATCATAACTAATCATCGCCTCAGTGTTAGCCAAGTTTCTTCTCATAGTTTGAGCACTTGATGTATTAACTTGACTAAAGTCTACAGATGCGGTTTGTGTGTCTATGTCTATTACTATATATGTTGCCATTGTTTTAAATTAAGGTGTGTCTGTTGTTCTTGCTGTTGAACTCATGTTTATACTATATCCGTTTTTATCGCTCCAACCTGCTTGTCCTTTTAAGTCTGTAGGTACAGCTATGTTTGTCCCTACTCCGTTAGCTTGACTTCTTGGAGCGTCTCCTTTTAATTCACTTCCTCCCATATTATCAGAAAGACCGTCATTAGTTCCTATCATGTCTCTAATTACCCAATCAGCTCCGTCCCAAAAACTTTCTTTACCTAAAGTCCACCAGCTTATTGGTTGAGGTGTAAAGGTAGTTAAATCTTGTGGCATTCCATTAGTATATAAATTTTGTACTTCCGTTGATGATAGCCCATTATTCCAAATGGCTACGTTTGAAATTTTACCATTAAATTCGTTTGTTGTTGTACCTGTTAATCTACCAATATTAAAACTAGCAGTAGATGAATTTAAACTTGTTAATGAATTACCAGCAACAGCATTGACTTGTAAAACCCCATCAATATAAATTTTCATTTTATCAGCATTACTACTTTCTGACTCATCATAAACAAATGCAAAATGATACCATTGATTTGTAGTCCAAGCAGTTACATTTGCTTTTGCCATTGTTCTTTGTGCTCCTACTGAATTACCTGCATAAGCAGTTATATAATTGTTCCCCTGCAAAACAAAAAATTGTATTTGCCCTGTTCCATAAGTACCCATTATATAAAAAGTTCCTGAACTTGCTCTATTAAACCATCCCGACCAAGTAGCCTCTGTAAGACCTCCATTTAAACCGCTTATGTTACCACAATCTATATAATCCGCAGTTCCGTCAAATTGTAAACTATAATTCTCATAAGGTAAATTCCTTGATAAGTCACTTAATACTAAGTTACCTGAAGTCATACCTGAACTTTCTCCGTTTAGTGTAGACACATTATTGTTAACAAGGTTTTGCTCTGTCATACCTGAGCTAGTACCAGGGTTTGATTTACTATTAACATTTGTAGCTACTACAGTAGGTAAAGTACCAACAGCAACAGCATTATCAGCTTCACTGCCTGAATCTACTAATGAACCATCTATTAATTTCCACCAGTTTTTAGGTGATAAAGAAGTTAAATCACCTGGCTTTCCATTGTTATATATAGTAGAAATATCACTTGACTTATCTGAATCCCAAGTTGCTAAATGAACCATTGAACCTTGCCACGAATATGCCACGTTATTATAATAACCTAACATATAGTTTTTATAAGCGCCAGTTAATAAACTTGGCATAGTTGATATTGTTCCTGTTACAGTTGCAAGTGAAGTTTTATCTTGTCCATTTACAAAAATATTTAAAGTATTATTTTCTAAAACAAGCATTAAATGAAACCACTTATTCATTTGTATAGGTGAATCAGCATCACCTAATATTAATTGACCACCAACGCCACCAGCTCCAGTTTGAACCTTCACACCTCCACCTGGAAGTATATAAATCCTAAATATACCACCTGGATCATTAGTATTATAAAAAGAACCGTTTATAGTATATATACCTTGTCCATAGGTTCGGTTTAATCCACTTGGAAATCCCCATAAAGATACTGTAAATTCTGTTTCTGAACTTCGACCTACCATACTTGAGTTTGATAGTTCTTTACCGTCAGTTCTTGTTTTAAAAAAAGCGTTAGTTAGCATAGTCTATTATTTCCCATTGATTTAATACTAAATTCCAAACACTGGTATCAGCATTCATTTTCCACCATGCTTTTAGATTAGCAGTTTCTATTTGTGTTGTTAGTGGAGTACCATTATTATAAAGAGCTTCTATTTGGGCATCATCAAAAGCAATGTTGTGGAATGTAAAGTTACTAAACTTATTTCCACTACCAGCAAAAACACCATCAGTGCCTAACTCAAGACCTTCCATATTTACGCCAGTTCCATCATTAGTACCAGCAGTTATAGCTACACTGATTTCTTGATTATCTATATACAATTTAGCTTGAGTTTTATCTGAACCACTTGGCATAACTAAAGCTATATGATGCCACTTTGAATCAGCAATAGTAACACCACTCCATGCTATATAATTAACACCAGAACCTGTAATCCAAAAAAATCTTTGAGCAGCTTGGTTATCAAATCTTAATTGCCAACCATTAGAGAATTTAAACAAACCGTTATACCCAGTTTCAGAAGTATTAAGCCAAAAAGAAATAGTACCTATAGGCCATCTATTAGGAGATGTTATATAAGGAGTAAAGAAGTTGTTGCCACCATCAACAAATACATTAGTAGCACCAGGTATATCAAAACTCTGTGGATATGCTGACACTGCATCTGGTATTTGCCAGTTACCTACTGTATCTGCCTCCCAATTTGCTGATTGATCTAGTTTGTACCAAGCAGTTGGATTGAGAGAGCTAAGATCACCTGGTACTCCTGAATTATAGATAGTAGCTACGTCACTTGATTTATCACTTTGCCAAATTGCTACCTCATCCAAATTACCACTACTATATATTGTATTGTTAAATCTAAAAATGCTATCTAAAGTTCCTGTGTTTGAGTTAGATGCAGAAGTTCCAAAAGATGCCCCATTTCTAAAGGCTGTTATATTGTTACTGTTATCTCTAACTATTAAAACGTGTTGCCATACATCTTGTACAAAATCATTTCCGCCACTTTCACTTAAATAAACATTACTACCTCCTAATTTAATTTGTAGTGTGTCAGCAGTATATATTCCTATTCTATTTGAATTACTTGTGCCTGTACTAATTATATGACTTGTGTTACTACCTAAATTTGTGGGTTTTATCCAAGCTGAGATAGTAAATTCTGCTGAAAGAGTTATACTTGAAAAACTTACATAATCACCCACTCCATCAAATTCAAAAACACTTGCATCATCCACTGCTACATTTGGTTGTGCTAAAGGATCACTTGCTGAGTTATCTCCTAATGGCCAATATCCTACAGGTGTAGGTTTTAATG